GAAAGCAGCAACTAAAGAGCAAGTACAAGACAATCAAAAGCTAATTGACAAGTTAAGAGCAAAGCAAAGCGAAGCTATTGGAGAATATAATCGAGAAAAAACTTTGTTATTTAACGAGATAATAATTACTTTAGAGCAAAATAACATAGTATTAAAAAACGCATAACATGGGAAAACTAAAAGAACTTTTATTAGGTAGACGTGACCAACAGATTGACAGAGAACAAATGTTGGAGATGCAACTTAACGCTTACTATGATGAGCAAACAAGTTACCTACAAGAGTGGAAAGAGGGTAAACGTACTCCCTTGAATAGTACGACACAAGAATTTGAATACGTTAAAAAACTAAACTATGGATGCAAGTAAACTAAACGAGTTGTATGTAAAGAACGGCTTAACTAAAGACGATGTATTTAAGCACAAGTTCTATACTATCATCTCTCGTGCTGGTATTGACAAAATACAAGCCAACAACAACATCGTAATTAACTACGATTTAGCACACAACTCGCAAGACAACAAATGTATAATTATAAAGGCTACGGCTCAATGTGGCGATAAGGTTATACAAACCTACGGGGAGGCAAGTCCACAGAATACGACTAACGCTTACCCAGTTGCAATGGCAGAGAAACGAGCAATGAGTAGAGCCGTACTTAAACTGACTGGATTTTATGAGTTAGGTCATTTCGGAGAAGATGAAGCAGATGATTTTAAAAGACAGTAATATGAACAAAACTGGTAGAGGGTGGCAACCCCGAACAAAACTGCAAGGGGTTTTATTAGACACCTACGAAACAAAAGCGTTAATAAGTAGCAAGTTAGAAATATCTCAACCTACCTTAATGAAGTTACTAAGGGATGAGCAGCATATAACTTACAAGCAACTGAAAACGATAGCGAAAGATAGCAACACAAGTATAATTAAATTAATATCATTACTATGAGAATAACAGAAGATAGGATTCCAGAACTGCTGGAGCTGGTCGCAAAAGAAAACAGAACATCAGTCGGTAGAATGAAATCAAAAGACCGAACACGATTCGTATTAGAGGCTCGTATTATGTGCTACAAGATACTACGAGATAACGGCTACAAACTTGCAGAGATAGGCAAGATATTTAATAAGCATCACGCAGCCGTTTTGCATAGCCTTAAACTACACGAAAGAAACTACCTTACATTTAACTACTATCAAGAAACTTACGACTCTATAATGTACATATTAGGTCTTAACGATAGCGATAGTAATACGGATTCTTTGATACTTAACCAGTACAGAGAAAAGGTAAATACCTTACACGAAAAAATTGCTAACTTAAAAGGGGAAAATATTGCCTTAAAAAGACAGTTAGAAACGATTAAGAAAACAAGTAAATTTTTAACCCAAAACCTAAAATCATTATGCAGTTAAAAGGACAAATTGTAGAAATCAAAGACGTTGAAATTATCAGCGAGAAATTCAGAAAGCAGGTTGTACTTGTCGAACAAGAAACTAAGTTTGATGCCGTTGTACCGATTGAGTTTGTTAATCAAAAAATAGACAACGTAGTACCAGAATTAGAGGTAGGTCAGAACAAAACCTTTCTAATTAATATACAAGGTAGAGAATGGAACGGCAAATACTTTGTTTCGTTAAGGTGCTTTGGAGTACATAGTGTACAAATGGAGAAAGCACTTGCAGAGGGAAACGAGCAAGAGCAAAACGGCGACTTGCCATTTTAATTAATAACTTAGGATTGGAGGCAATATAGCCTCCTTTCTTTTTTTTAATTTATTTTTTTATTTAAAAAATATTTTTAATATTTGTCTAAACTTTAAAACTAACTAACATGAAAAAGACAATTAACTTTTACGATTTTGAAAGAGCCTTTATTAAAATGGGTAGAGAAAACCAATTCACTCATGAGGGTAAAAAAGCATTATTTGAATATTTTGAACAGTATGAGGAATCAACTGGTTACGAAGTAGAACTTGATGTAATTGCTATATGTTGTGATTACACAGAGTATGACAGTATTTCTGACTTTCATTGTGATTATGACCATGAAGAATACCCAGACGTGGATTCTTTATATGACTATACAGAGGTTATACACTTTGGAGATGATTCATTCATAATACAAAACTTTTAAAAATGGAACAACCAAACTACTACTCAATTCTAACGGCAGAGGTCAGATACGATTCTGACCTTACGCCAAACGCTAAACTACTATATTCAGAGATAACTTGCCTAACAAACAAAAACGGCAAATGCTGGGCATCAAACGGCTACTTTGCTGAACTTTATAATGTAAGTCCTATAACTATTTCAAGGCTTATAAATCAATTAGCAAAAAAGGGTTACATATCTATTACTATGAAATATGTAGCTAATACTAAGCAGATTGAAAAGCGAATTATAACCATTAACAAAAATGTTAATAGGGTAAATGAAAATGATTTGAGGGGTCTTAACAAAAAAATTAAACACCCCATTAACAAAAATGTTAAGGATAATATTACAAGTATTAATACTACAAGTAATAATAATATAGAGGGTAAACCCTCCTCAATCGATGAGGTCAATAATTATTTTATAGAGAAAAATTTTGATTTGTCGGAAGCAATTAATTTCTTTGAATATTATGAGAACAATGGTTGGAAGCAAGGCAAGAACAAAATGAAGAAATGGAAACTCGCAGCTAATCGTTGGATGCGAAATTACAAGCCGAAAGAAAATAAAGGTTTAGCTTCTCAATATGGATTCAGTATTAACAATCAAAACCAACTAACATGATAGGGAAAGAGCCAAGCGAAGAACTATTAAGTTTCTGCTATGTTACAATCAACAAGGCTTTATTTGAAATGAGCCAGAAGAAAGCCGAAGAAGATAGGAAGATATTAGCTAATATTTTAATGAACGACCTAAACGATAAATTCTATCGTCTTACTATGGAAGATGTTTCTAAAGCATTTCATAACGGAGTAAGGGAGTTTGAGCAAATGGCTATAAATCCAAGAACGTGGTACAACTGGCTAAACAAACAGAAGTTAAAAGTAAACGCTAAACGCATAGAGCAAAGCCAAGAGAACGAAAGGCTACAAATTGAGCAAAGGTGCAAAGAGGTGGACAAGAAAGAGATACTAAAAGAGTTTATAGAGTTATGTTTGGTAGAAGTTTACGAGCAGTATGTAGCTGGAGAAAAGTTTAAGTTTCAAGGAGTAAGCCAAGTTTTTAACTGGTGCGAAAGCGTTGGATTAATTTCTTTAACTTTAAAAGAGAAAGAGAAGTTATGGGATGAGGTACAAGACGAGATAGAGCAAAAGAAAAAGTTTGTACACAATGAACGCAAACAATTTCATCCAGTAGTTATGTGTAGAGAAAAAACATTGATGACATATTTTAGTAAATGGAGAGCAGAGAATTTTGATTTAAAAACGGAAGTAAATAAACTATTATAAAATAACAAACGAGTGCAATATGGAACTAATGTCAAGGTATGAGGAGTTTATTATTGCTGATGGATTTGACGATTGTATTATAGGTATATGCAACGTATCAATGCGTGTAATCTATTCTTTTCAGAAATGTGTAATAACACTTATGGAAAGAGATGACATGGATATATTAGATGCTATTGAGTTTATGGAGTTCAATGTAATAAACACTTATGTAGGAGATAAAACCCCTATATGGTGTATGGATAATCACTAAAACCAAAAGAAATGAAGTACAACACAGACAAACGAACACGCAAAAAGATTGACAAGCTACTCGAACAAAACGCAAGAAACGTGGCTAACTTTGAAACTGGAAGTAAGTATGATTTAAAAACAAAAGGAGATTTTAGAAAGGCTTGGGCAGATATACAAAAAGAAATACGAGAACTGGATGCAGATTTTTACAAAGTAATAAAGGCACAGAATTGAAAGCATTAGAGGATAAGCTACAAACGGCAGTAATAACATACCTACGGCTTGAAAAGAAAGCATTGTATTGTGCATCTTTAGGTGGGCAGTATCAACGCTATCACTCTCAAAGAATGAAAGCCAAGCGTAACGGTTATGTAGCTGGATTTCCCGATGTGTTTTGCTACGATGCAAGAGGTGGGTATCATGGTCTTGCATTAGAGTTAAAGGTCAAAGGCAACTACGCAAGTCAGAAACAGAAGAACTGGATTAAGAGATTAAACGAGAGAGGTTACTTAGCAAAGGTATGTACTGGCTTCGATGATGCTAAAAAGTTTATAGATGATTACTACAATTTAGAAAAAAAATAAAAAAAATTATAAAAAAGTTTTGCATTATAAAAAATTGTTTTATATTTGTAGGGTAATCAAAACAAAACAACTAAAACTAACTATTATGAATTTATTAAACAAAACAGTAAGATTATTTAGAAACGAAGTTATTGGACACGACTTTACATTTGATTGCGACATAGAGATATTTGTTGCTTTAGACGGTCAAATAGAAGACTACTCTGGATGTGATTATGAAACTGCGAAAAAATTAATAAGTAAACTTTAAATTAACGGAGGGGGCAACCCCTCCTAAACAAAACTAACTATGAAACAGACACACAAAACAAGACTGCTTGATTATCTATCGCAGTACAAAAGCATCACATCTCTTGAAGCTATTAGAGATTTAGGTAACACAAGGCTATCAGCTACAATCTTTAGGCTACGAGATGAGGGTTACTTAATAGAAACAAAATCGGTTAAAGTACCGACAAGGTGGGGAACAATGACAAACGTAGCACAATACAACCTAAAAAAATAGATATGGAAGTTACAATAGACACAAGCTACAAAGGTTTCGTTGATAGCACTGGAGAATTCCCAGTCGGTTATATCAAAGATTTAATGAATCACTACATAGATAGAGTTCAAAACTTTGATTATCTCTTAAAAGTATATGAGGAAAGGTTAAAAGAATTAGAGGCTTCCGATAATCCTCACAAAGAAATTATCATAAAAGAAATAAAGAACGTCTTTATAAAAGGCAGGTGCGATTGGGAGCCCGACAGTATATGGGATAAGCCTATGGATGATAGGTGCGACATGCAACTAAGACACTACCCAGACGAAAGGCTTGGATAACGTGAGTAAGCTACGAGAGTGCTACAATTTATTTTCAATTATTTAGATTGAAATCAGCGTTGAGAGGGGGAGCGTGGGAACTCCCCCAACTCAAAAAACAAACAAAACTAAAACGATATGCAAACAACATTTACAGAAAACAACAAATTAATAGCTGAATTTATGGGGCTTAAGTTTGATAAGGGAACTTTTTATAATATGGGTTATGATGTATTCTCAAATGGAAATCTTTATCGTAAACACGAACTTAAATACCACACAGAATCGAATTGGCTTATGCCAGTAGTAAGAGAAGTATTAACCCTAATTAATCTTAATAAATTAGATTTTGATTCATCTGCATTGAAGTATGAAGTTTTAGACAATGATATAAAACAAGCATACAAAGAAGTATTAAAATTTATTAAAGAGTATAACAAACAAAACTAATTAAAACCTATTTATAGCTATGGCAGAAACCTACATTTATGCAGTCGCAATACTATTACCGATAGTTTATATATTGGGGATGTATTACAATACTAAGTAGGGTGGTGGAACTGGCAGACACACCCACTTGTCTGGTGGGCGAGGATTGTAGAAATACCCTCTTGTAGGTTCGAGTCCTACCCCTACTGCTAAACCTTTAAATCTAAATAAAATGAAAGACGAGAAAGAAAAAGACGTAGATACAACTTGGGATGCTTGGCTCGAAGATATGTCAGACAGAGAACAACCAGAAGCGTGTAGTATTGATAACCCCGACTGTGAAAATTGCGGCTCGTGAGTAGTGTAGAGAACAAAGTATGTATAAAGATACTTGACAGAGCAGAGGTCGGAGAGAACAAGTACGGTAAGACAATGGAACGTACAGACCTTTCAACAATAGACTGGGTAAAACACGCCCAAGAGGAGGCAATGGATTTAGCCGTATATTTAGAGAAGATTCTGGAGTTATTAACACAAGAGCAGAAAAATAAAATTTAACCTATATTAGTGCATAGGTTTTCTCATTAGTTAGTTTTGGGTGGGGTAGAGAGTAAAATCTTTACTCCACTTTTTTTTTAAATTTATAATTATGTTAGGAAGAGGATTAGTAAACAGATTAATTTTGAAAGCAGTAAGACGAGGCAAAAAAATAAATGTCATAAAACGCTATTTATATATGTGTCATAACATTAACTTAGGCGACAAGGCTTTAAAAAATAGATATGAACGAATTAAAGTATTTGCTCGGCAAGGAGTACAATAATATATATGAGATTGCTCTAAAGATAACAAAGGGCAACGACATAGATGCACAAGATTTAACGCAAGAAATCTATGTTATTATGTTGGAGTACGACCAAGAGAAACTCCAGCAGATATACGACAACGGACATATCAAATACTGGGTGGCAAGAGTGATGCTCAACCAGTATATCAGAAGCACATCTCCATTCAAGAAAAAGCATCATTCCTACCTAAAAGATGCCAACGCAGTAGTGAGCAACCTTGCCCACGATGATAGCGAAGAAACAATACAAGACAAAATACTTTTTGAGCAACGGCTACAACAGATAGAGGAAGTAATGAAAGACTTACATTTCTACGATAAGACCTTGTTTAAGATTTACTACGAATCCGACCACTCAATCAGAAGCCTATCGGAATCAACCAACATAAGCACCACATCAATATTCAATACAATAAAGAACGTAAGAAACTATATAAAGGATGAAATTAAAGACAAGCAATAAGACGTATAATGAACGTATGGAGATATGTCGCAAATGCGAACACTTTAGAAAGTCGGTAGCACAATGCAAAAAATGTGGATGCTTTATGAAGATAAAAGGTGCGATTGCTTTTACTCGTTGTCCTATCGGAAAATGGGAAAGAGAAAAGGATATAACCCCAGATCAATTATCTATCCTCAGACGGCTTGTAAATAGCGTTGAGGGGAGTAAGGTTACACACGAGCAGAACGTAGGACTAACTAACTTGTATAATGAGATATTCGGAATGCGTAAAAACGTATCTTCTTGTGGTGGATGCGTTAGAGATATGGTAAAGGACTTAACTGAATTATTAAAAAGCTATGAAGATTAAAGAAAGATTGATTGCTGATTTAAACCCAGCAGAATACAACCCAAGACAACTGACAGACAAGCAGTATAAACAACTAAAGAAGTCGCTAAAGAATTTCGGTTGTGTTGAGCCAGTAGTTGTGAATTCAAACCCTATGCGTAAAGATGTAATCATTGGGGGGCATCAGCGTTGCAAAGTTTGGGCAGACTTAGGGAACAAAACTATCCCAACAGTAGAGGTAGAACTTGATGAGGCTGGAGAAATGGAGTTAAACGTAAGGCTAAACAAAAATACTGGAGAGTTTGACTTTGATATGTTGGCTAATTACTTTGAAGCAGATAAATTGCAAGAATGGGGATTTAGCGAAGCAGAACTTTTCCCTGCAACTTATGATGATGAAATTGACGGGTTAGAAGAAGATGAAGAAATAGAGTTGCCACAAAGCGTACAATTAGAGCCACCTAAAGAGTATGTGATTATATTATGTGAGCCAAATTCAGTAGAATGGGAAAAGTTAAAAATGAAACTAAAATTAGGATTAGTGCGCAAGGGTGGATATAAAAAAGGGAGTGCTTTTGATTCGATAAGTACAGAAAGAGTATTAACTTATGAAGATTTTATAAAAAGATATGATAGTAGCAGTACCAAGTAAAAATAGGGCAGGTAGAACTACAACGCAAAAAGTTTTACCTAATTGTACTTTTTATGTACCAGAAAGCGAAGTGCATCAATACGAGCAATATATTAAAAATGTAGTCGCAGTACCTATGAATGTCAGAGGTATTACACCTACAAGAAACTGGATATTAAAAACTTGTGGAGAAAAAGAGGTTGTATTTGTAGATGATGATGTAAAAACTTGTGGATATACTCGTTGTGATGAAAGGCAAAGCAAAAAAGTTGAGATAAGAGATGAAGATTTTTGGCTAGGAGAGTTTGCTAAGTTTTTCTCTATGTGTAATGAGTTAGAATATAAAATGTGGGGTGTTCGTACTGAATCATCGCCAAGAGGTACTTACCCATATAAACCTATCTTATTTAGAACTTATTTAACGGCTTCTTGTATGGGAATAGTAAATGACGGAGAGTATATGTTTAATGAAGATTATGTAGTTAAAGAAGATTATGAAATATGCCTAAGACATATCAGAGATAAGGGCGGTATTTTAGGGATAAGGTATTTACATTGGGAGAATGAACATTGGACTACCGAAGGGGGGTGTAAAGATTACAGAACTATTGATGTAGAAAGAAAAGCAATAAAGAAATTAATTAAGGAATATCCAAGTATGATAAGAAGTGCAAAGAGAAAAAATAATGAATTTTGCATTCAACTTAACTTATGAAAAAGCATACTAAGATATACCTTGATTATTTCGGATTCAATGACACCGATTTTATACCTTGTGAAGTATGCGAGGCGAAAGCCACAGATATACACCACATAGATGCCAGAGGTATGGGTGGGAGTAAAACAAAAGACAACATAGAAAACTTACAAGCATTGTGTAGAACTTGCCATATAGAGTACGGAGATATAACGTATTGTAAGGATATGCTAAAGAAGATACACCTAAAATATATGCAGATATATGGAACAAAATAGAACAAAGGTAGCTAAAGAGAGAATGCTCAAAGCGTTAGAGAAATCGTTGGGAATTGTATCAACGGCTCTAAAGATGACCGAACTATCCAGAACGAATTACTACAAGTGGCTCAAAGAGGATGAGGAGTTTGCTCAAAAGGTCAAAGAGATAGAACAAATTGAACACGATTTTATTCGGTCTAAGTATTACGAATGTATAAAGGACAAAGTACCAAGCGTTGTAATTCACGCAGCCAAAACACAGCTTGGATTAAGTGAACGACAACAGATAGACGTAACAACGCAGGGCGAAAAGATTAACAAAATAGAAATAGAGATTGTCAAGTCTAAAGATACAGACGAGTAACGTATTTGAGAGAAACTACAATGCACCTACTAAGCTGGTGGTTAATCAAGGTGGTACACGAAGTGGGAAGACCTACTCACTTTGTCAGTTGCTTATTGTCAAGGCTTTTGAGGAAACTGGTAAAAGATTCAGCATTGTAAGGAAATCATTACCCAGTTTGAAGCTATCGGTAATGAAGGACTTTTTCGAGATACTTAACAACCTTGATTTATACGATGAAACAAAGCACAATAAATCAGACCATACCTATACGCTAAACGGCAATACATTTGAGTTTATATCTTTAGACCAACCACAGAAAAAGAGAGGTGCAAAACGTCATTACCTATTCTGTAACGAGGCAAACGAGCTGACGTGGGAGGATTTCTTTCAGCTGCTCGTAAGAACGGAAGAAAAGATATACATAGATTACAACCCCTCTGAAACACATCATTGGTTATATGATAAGATACTCAATAGAGAGGATTGCACATTCATTAAATCAACGTACAAGGATAACCCCTTTCTACCAGATGAATTAGTAAAGGAGATTGAAAGGCTACGAGATACGGATGAGGACTATTGGAAGATATACGGATTAGGAGAGAGAGGATTCTCTAAGTCTGTTATATTCCCAAGAGTTGAGATGATGAGCAAGATACCAGAAGAGGCAACGCTTATTTCTACTGGCTTAGACTTTGGATATACCAATGACCCAAGTGCTTTAGTAGAGGTATACGAATTAGAAGACAAATTAATATTTAACGAATTACTATATGAACGAGGACTCACTAACTCTGATATTGCTAACCGAATGGATGTTTTCTGGTCTGATAAG